GCTTATGGTGAGCTAGGTCATCCATCAGGACCTACCATCAATCTTGAGCGTGTATCTCACATGATCAAAGAATTGCGCGAAGATGGAAATAATTACATCGGTCGTGCCAAGATCATGGATACACCATACGGTAATATTGTCAAGAATCTTATGGATGAAGGTGCTCGTCTTGGGGTATCTACTCGTGGTATGGGTTCTTTAAAGGAACGTAACGGTTGCATGGAAGTTCAAGATGACTTTCATCTAGCAACAGCTGCTGATATTGTCGCCGACCCTTCGGCACCAGATGCATTTGTGCATGGTGTTATGGAAGGTAAAGAATGGGTTTGGGATAACGGCATTCTAAAAGAAGTCGATATTGCAGGCTATAAAAATCGTATCAATGAAGCCGCTCGTTCACGTCGCACCGAAACAGAAGTGCTAGGTGTATTCCGCGATTTCATTTCAAAGCTTTAATAACCACATTTTTATAAATATCACAAGATCATCATCTAAGTCCCAAGGGAGACAGGAAATGAACGAAAGAAAGCAGATCGACGAGGTGGATGCCACTGGCGCTCACGTTCCCGATGCAGTTGGCAACAAAGTTACACCTCCCGGTGGCGATAAGGGTGGTGAACATGGTATCATCCGCACATCACCAACTTCTGTTGACCCTGCGTCACGTTCAGCGATGGTTTCAGCCATCGTGAATACAGTGACAAAGATGAAGAAGGGTGATCTGAAAGCAACATATGCAAAGGTCATGGGTCTACCTGACGGCGAACATTCTGCTCCTTTGCAGGGTACATCAAAGATTGCTCAACCACCTCGCGTAACATCAGAAGACCTAGATATCGCTGATGACGTTCGCGCTATCTTTGAAGGCGCTGAAGTTTCAGAAGATTTCAAGAACAAGGTTTCTGATATTTTCCAGACAGCTCTTGTTTCTAAGATCAATGAGAAGCTGGAAGAAATGGCATCTATTCATGAAGCCGAAATTGAAGAAACTGTCGATTCCCGCGTAACACAGGTTGTGGAAGAGCTTGACTCTTATCTTGACCACGTTGTTGAGCAGTGGATGGACGAAAATAAGCTGGCCGTTGAAACTGGCCTGCGTTCTGAAATTGTAAATTCATTCATGTCAGGTCTTCGCAACCTCTTTAGCGAACACTATATCGACGTGCCGGAAGGTAAGGAAGATGTGGTTGAGCAACTAGCTGCTCAGGTTGAAGAATTGACAGATGCGCTGAATAGCGAAATTGAAAAGTCAGTTGAGCTTCGTGCAGAAAATGAAGCTCTAGTTTGTGGTGCGCTGATCGCGGAAGCGACAGAAGGTTTAACAGATGTTCAGGCTGAAAAGCTGCGTAAGCTTGCTGAGTCTGTTGAATTTAACGATGTTGAGTCATTCTCATCTAAGCTACAAGACCTCCGTGAAGGCTACTTCCCGTCAGGCCGTAAGGCTGCTCTGAAGTCAGTTCTCACAGAGTCTGCTCTTGATTCTGATCCCATTGAAAATATCAATGAGCAGACTTCAGGGCCGATGTCCGCTTATGTCTCAGCAATCTCACGCACCGTTAAAAAGTTCTGATCGGCTAAATAGCCAATATTCCTAGGAAAGGGAACTACCATGAATACAGAGTCTCTGATCCAGAAGTGGGGCGCGGTCATCGACCATGGTGACCTCCCCTCCGTAAAGGATTCACACAAGCGTGCCGTGCTGGCTCAGCTCTTGGAAAACCAAGAGTATGACTCACGCCAGCAAGCGATTGGTTCAGGCGGCTACCGCGCGCCTGGTCTGCTAGGTGAAGCTGCTCCCGCAAACGCGATGGGTGCTTCTTCATCTGTGGCTTCAGCAGGTAATATCGATATCTTCGATCCAGTGCTTATCTCACTGGTTCGTCGTTCAATGCCAAACCTGATCGCCTATGACATCTGCGGCGTTCAGCCAATGACAGGCCCAACAGGTCTGATCTTTGCTCTGCGCTCACGCTATGATTCACAGACAGGTACGGAAGCGCTGTTCAATGAAGCGAATACAACATTCACTTCAGCGGCTGCAGGTAACACAGCTTCTCGCTTCGTGGTTGCGAATACTTCAACTGGTCGCGTTCAGGACGGTTCAGATCCTACGGGCCGTGTGAAGGCTGGTGCTTCAGGCTACACACTGTCAACCGGCATGACAACATCACGTGCCGAAGCTCTTGGTGACGGTTCATCCAATGCATTCCAGCAAATGGCGTTCTCAGTCGAGAAGGTTGCCGTGACCGCTGTGTCTCGTGCGCTGAAGGCTGAATACACCATGGAACTGGCGCAGGATCTGAAGGCTATCCATGGTCTGGATGCCGAATCAGAACTTGCGAACATTCTGTCTGCTGAAATCCTTGCGGAAATCAACCGCGAAGTGGTTCGCACAATCAACTACACCGCCACGGCCGGCGCGCAAGAAAATGTGACTTCAACAGGCACATTCAACCTTGACGTTGACTCAAACGGTCGCTGGATGGTTGAAAAGTTCAAGGGTCTGCTGTTCCAGATCGAGCGTGAAGCTAACCAAATCGCGAAGGCAACTCGTCGCGGTAAGGGCAACGTGATGATCTGCTCATCAGACGTTGCTTCAGCTCTGTCAATGGCTGGTGTGCTTGACTATACACCTGCTCTGTCAGCGAACCTTCAGGTTGATGACACAGGCAACACCTTTGCTGGTGTGCTTAACGGTCGCATCCGCGTCTACATCGACCCGTACTTCTCATCATCAACTGGCAAGCAGTATCTGACAGTTGGCTACAAGGGTTCTTCAGCCTTCGATGCCGGTCTGTTCTACTGCCCGTATGTGCCGCTCCAGATGGTTCGTGCCATCGGTCAGGACACATTCCAGCCGAAGATTGGCTTCAAGACTCGTTACGGTATTGTGGCCAATCCGTTTGCTACGTCAAATGCTGATGGTTCAATCGGTTCATTCGGCGATGCGAAGGCAAACATCTACTATCGCTTTGTCGCCGTGACAAACCTGATGTAATTCATCAGAACACGGTTAGTGTTAGAGAGCTCCGCAGAGAAATCTGCGGAGTTTCTTTTTGTGCGGCGCCTAAATAGGTAGGGAGGAATCGATGAGCACCATAACAGACCAACCTACCAATTTGAATTATCTTTCGCCGTTAGGGTTTAAGTTTACCCTTCGTCGTCTACCGATGGTCAATTATTTCTGCCAGTCGGTCGATATCCCTGCGATTAGTATGACACCAATCAATACACCAACACCAGTAGGTACATTAGTAAGGCCTGGTGATAAGATTGCATATGATCCTCTGACCATCACATTTCGTGTCGATGAAGATATGAAAAATTATATTGAGATGGTTAACTGGCTTGAGGGTCTTGGTCACCCGAATACACTAAAGCAGCTTCGTGATCTATCCGCATCTTCACCTCTTGCGACACCAAATACAATAGGTAGCGCAATGACTCTTACCTCAGATGCTACGCTAACAGTATTGACAAGTCATAAAAATCCCGGATTGAATGCTTTCTTTAGTGATGCATTTCCTACTAGCTTGTCAGCACTTAGATTTACATCAATGGCCAATGATGTTGAATATCTTGAAGCTACAGCTACATTTTCTTACAGAAAATATACATTAGAACGCATTTAGTTCTGTACATTTGCCTAGAAACCTGGTATTATGGCTAGATGATGAAAACACAAGACATTCTCGACATGTGGGTTATCGACACGAAATTGGATGACCTAAATTTGGACCTTGAGAGCATCAAGGTCCCAATGCTTCATGGAAAATATTTGGCGCTGCTTTCAAAAGAGCGTGCTAAAGTTCGTGAGCTAACCGCTAACAAAAAGACGCTTACACGATTGCTGATTGCTTATTATTCAGGCAAGGCCACTCAAGACGAACTTGAAAAGCTAGGTCGTGATCAATTCATGGAGCGCGTCATAAGAGGTGATATTGATGAGCGAGTGAATAATGATGCAGCCATGATACGTCTTGAATCAATGCTGGGTCTTCATCAAGAATGTGTGATGGTTCTTGAGGAGATTATGAGATCAATAAACAATCGAGGCTTCCAGATCAAAAATGTAATTGACTGGCGCAAGCTAACCGTAGGTATGAAATGACCGAGCAGGTACATATTCTCAAAATCGATGAATCAACCATGCGCCTGCAATGCTCAGGTTCTGTTGCGAGAGAGGTATCAGAAAACTATACCTTCGAAGTACCTGGCGCAAAATTCATGCCGACTTATAGAAGCAAAGTCTGGGATGGTAAAGTTCGTCTATTCAATGCTCGCAATTATACAATGTATGCAGGGCTAGCCCATAGCGTTAGATCATTTTTAGAAAAATCTGGTTATGATGTATCAGTTGATGATGATCTTATTTCAGAAGATGAAGCATCATTAGTCGAAATCCAAGATTTTATTCGCGACCTAAAGCTACCAGTAGAGCCTAGAGATTATCAGATGCGCGCGCTTGCATTGGCCATTCGTATGCGCCGCGCTGTATTCATATCACCCACGGCCAGCGGCAAATCCATGGTTGCATATCTTATATCACAATGGTTTGGCGGTCGCACATTAATTGTGGTGCCTACAGTATCCCTGGTTATTCAGATGGTCAAAGATTTTCAAGACTACGGATATATCGGTCAGATACATGGAATCAGAGGCGGTCAAGAAAAGAAAGCTGTAGATGGTGTTACCGTATCTACTTGGCAGTCCGTATATGAGATGGGTGAAGAATTTTTCTCCCAGTTTGA